CAATAGATACACAACGAGCTTGAATGAGTTTGGTGGGTTGGTTAGTGTACTTACTGGTAGCTGGTCAAAATGGGCAGATGTAGAGCAGAGAGATGGCTCAACAGCTAAAAGTTATGACCAGAATCAATGGACATATGACCAAAACTTTGTGTTAAGATATGAGAGAGAGAGACCAACAAGAAGCAATGATTTGATAGAGTACGAATCACAATTTTACAAGATTAACTCAATACAGATAAGAACGGAGGGCGCAAAATCTTTTGAATATATAAAGGCAGTTAAATTAGACGAATCAATTAATTCAGATGCACCAATGGACACAGGAAACATAAAAGTATATAACTACATCGCAGATGGTGGTGAATATCAATTTACTTATAATGGGTTAGTTGGTAAAAATGTTTTTGGTGCGTTTAAGGATGGTATCCAATATTTGGTAATTACATCTGGTAGTCCAGTGGGCAAAGAGGTATTATATAACAGTGCTACAGGTGAATTTACTTGGGGTGCTTATTTTGAAGTTAACGAGGTTGCAACAATACTATACTACTAATGCAAATAGAAGTAAAAGGATTAGATACTTTAATAAAAAAATTTGATAAGTTAGCTATATCAGCAAAAACAGATGTACAAGCTGAGCTAAATAACTGGGCTGATACAACTGCAGCAAATGCAAAGATGTTAGTTAGTGCAAATAGTAGTGATGAAGGAATGTTACTTAGAAGTATTAATCCTAATTATGGTAATGGTACAGCAAGTGTAACAGCATCAGCAAAATATGCAGCATATATTGAATTTGGTACTAGAAAATATGCAGCTGCTTATGTCAGCAGTTTGCCTGCAGATTGGCAAGCTTATGCAGCAACATTTAAAGGACCAGCAGGAGGGACATTTAATGAGTTTTTATTGTCTATAATGGGTTGGGTAAGTAGAAAAGGAATAGATAAAAAAGCGGCTTATCCAATAGCAAGAAAAATAATGATAGATGGTATAAGAGCAAAGCCATTTCTTTATCCATCAGTCCAAAAAACATTACCTGAATTAAGAAAGAATTTAAGATCAATATTTAAGTTATGAGAGATGTAAACAGTGCAATATTACAAGCTTACTATGAGATAGTTAATGGATTGGATATTCCTGTTTATGAGGGTGAGGAACCGGATGACGTAAAGCATAAAATTTATTGTGTTATCAATGATGCAACATCAACTGAGACAAGCACAAATAATTCATCAGACGTTAATTTAACTATTCAGTTGAGCGTTCATAGTTGGGAATACAAATACAACAATAGCAAAACATTAAATACTGCTTGTGGCGCAATTATAGACGCAATAAAGCCATTAGGGCAATCAAACATAGATTTGTCAGCGTATGGATTGCAAATGTGTAATTTAACGCTACAAACGGATAGAACGGAGCGTTTCGGTAATTTGGGTGGCAAAGTATTTATTTCACGTATATTGATTTTTAAACAAGATATTTTCGTAATTTCATAACAAATTAAAACTTAAATAAAATGGCAGAACACAAAGTAGCCGGTGGTACGATGTTACTATTCATTGATCCAAATGGTGGTACAGATTATGACATGGTAGTTTGTCTTACATCAGTAAGCAAATCTGATTCAATTACAGTTGTAGATGCATCTAGTGCATGTGGACCAGATAAGAGTCCTGGTACATTAGAATTGTCTTATGCTTTTGAAGGTAAACATTTGCAAGATCCTACAACAGGCAAAATTAGTGGTACATCACTTCGTCAATTGTTAAGAGCAAAAACTACGATAGGATGGAAAATTGCTCCTGAGAGTCCAGTTGCAGGAGATGAGATTGAAAGTGGTACAGGATTCTTAGCTGAGTTAAGTTCTACTTATGCATTTGATAGTGTTGGTACTTTTACTGGTTCAATTCAACCATACGGTACACCAACTTTATCAATCGATTAATAAAAAAAATAAAATGGCTGAACATAAAGTAGAAGGTGGCAAGATGCTACTATTCATTGATCCTAATGGAGGAACGGCATACGATATAGTTGTATGCCTTACTTCCGTTAGTAAATCAGATAGTATAACTGTAGTTGATGCCAGCAGTGCTTGTGGACCAGATAAAAGTCCAGGAACATTAGAGTTATCTTATGCTTTTGAAGGTCAGCATTTACAAGATCCTACAACTGGCTCAATTAGTGGTACTGATTTGCGATTTTTATTAAGAGCTGAGCAGACCATTGGTTGGATGATTGCACCTGAGAATCCTGTAGCTGGAGATGAAATAGAGAGTGGTACAGGATTTTTATCAGAGTTGAGTTCTACTTATGTTTTTGATTCAGTTGGTACTTTTACAGGAACCATACAACCTTATGGTATTCCTTCATTAGGTACTTTTGGAGGATTAGCTATAGGTGATTCATATCAAGGAGGTACAATTGCTTATATTAATGGTACTGGTGAGCATGGAATTATCGTTGCTTGGGTAGATCCTACAGACCATAACAACATATGGGGTGGTAATGGAATAATTGGTGCTACTGGGAATACTTTATATGGAGGTCTTATACCAACAAATGCAATAGAAGGAGCATGGGCAACATCTGCAGGATGGGATACACGTCAATTAACAAATGGTGGTTATTCAGATTGGTGTTTACCAACTATTAATGATTGGTTAGCTATGCAACCAAATATTGTAACATTGGGCATACCTGATGGGTTATATTGGACATGTATTGAAGATACTGTAGATGGTACTTTGGCTAATCTTTTTTATACAATAAGTAATTCAGCACTTTTAGAGTATAAAAATGAATATATACCATATATTGCTGTAAGATATTTTTAATCATATAAAACAAACAAAATGAAAATCAAACTAAACGGAAAAGAGTACGGTATTAAGTTCAATCAATTAGCTATTGAGAAACTTCATGAGTTTAATGATGGCGAAACTACCTCAGGATTTATGTATGCTATGGTGTATGGTGGAATGTTAGGATATAGCAGATTAAAGCGTGAGGATGTAGATTATACTTGGGAAAATGTGTGTGATTGGGTTGATGAAATGGAGGATAAAAATGAGCAAATACAAGCTGTTACTATTTTACTTAATGAGACCAAAATATGGAATGACCTTATAAAACAAGGTCAAGAAATAAGAGAAAATGAGGAGAAAAAAAAAGCCACAGAGAACAATGCTACGACAACCTCAAGTTTGCTTTAGGTAAGTTAGGATGGAGTGTTGATGAATATTATTGCTCAATGCCTCATGAGTTTTATGCAGCGTGTGAGGGATATCAGGAGAGGCAAAAGGAATCGGCTATGGTCATTCGTTTTGCCTCTTTTCGCATAGCAGAAGCAATGGCAGGTAGTAAGGCAATAGGTAAGATAAATAAGTTTTGGCCAATGGAGGATGACCAAGAGAAAAAAGAAGTTGAGCCAATGACGGCTGATAGATATAAAGCTATTTTAGAGCGACACAAATTAAAGATTAAATAATGGCAGAAGAGATAGAGATAATAGTTACCGCTACCGGATTTGATAAGGTTAGTACAGGACTTAAGAATACATCTGAGGCATTAAAAACTACAGCTACTGAGGCAAAGAAAACTGGAGATGCTTTAAAAAGTAATTTAAATGCTGGATCAGCTCAAGCCGGACAATCATTACAAAATCTATCTAGGATAGCACAGGATGCTCCATTTGGCTTTATAGGTATTGCAAATAACATCAATCCATTAGTTGAATCATTTGGTAGATTAAAAGCTGAGACTGGTAGCACAGGTGGAGCTTTAAAAGCTTTAGTTAGTGGCTTAAGTGGTCCTGCTGGTTTAGGGTTAGCGTTTGGTGCAGTAACTGCAGCTTTTACATTTGCGCAGATTGGATTATCAGCATGGAGTAGAACAACTAAAGAGGCATCTGATGCGGCTGATATTTATGGTGGTTCATTAGTAAGATTAGGTAATGATATAAAAAATGTTGGTATTGATTTAAAGGATTTAAAAACTGAATTAGATTTCATAAAAGCTACTAAGGATTTAGAATTTAAAATAAATTTTGGTGGTGCAGCTGCTTCAGCTAAATCAGCAGCTTTAAATGTTAGAATTTTAGGTGAAGAAACAGCACAAGCCAATTTAGATGTAGGTCAATCAATACAATTATATAAAGATGCAGAAGGTGCATTAAATAGATTCGCAGAGACACAACAAGGATCTTTTGAATCTACGAATAATTTTAGAAATGCTATACGTTCATTTAATGATATTTCTAATGTTACATCTGATCAATTAGCTGGCTTTAGTGATGAGCAAAAAAGATATGTTCAAGTTACTGTAGATGCAGCTAAAAAAGTTAATGAGCTAAAGAAAATTTATAAAGATTATCAAAATCAACTTGCTTTAGCAAAATTACAAGTACAGGCATTAGAAGCTGATGAACGCAGAAAAAATGCGACTAATACAAAATCAGTAAAAAAAGTTGAGACATTACAAGATGCTTATAGAAGTTTTATACAAACATTAGTTGACAATCAAAAATTAGCTTTACTATTTAATGAGCCAGCAACAAAGAAAAATATACAAGCTTATGAATCATTTATAGAAACAGCGGTAAAAAAGTTTAAAGCTAATCCTGTATTTACTCTTCCATTAGTATTTGAGTTAAATGAATTAAAGAGATCATTAGATGTAGTGAAGCCAAAGGATTTAGTTAAGTCATTACAAGATAAAATAAATATTACACCAATATCAATACCTTTTGCAATACCACAAGGATCAATAGATAATATAAAAAAACAAGCTGTAGATATTACAGATGCATTAGCATCAGCATTACAATCTTCAATATCAGCAATTGGTGTTGGAATTGGTGAAGGATTGGCTGCTGCTTTAACAGGTACTGCAAATTTTGGAGATATTTTTCAAAGTATTTTTAATGCGCTAGGTGGTGTTGTTGCAACATTAGGTGAACAAATAATTGCAATAGGTGCAGCTGCATTAGTAGCACAAGCTGCAATTGCTCAAGCTTTAGCAAATCCATTTTTAGTTATTGCTGCAGGGGTTGCATTAGTAGCATTAGGATCATTAATTAAAAGCACTACATCTAATCAAAATAGATTTGCAGTTGGTACACGTAACGCACCAGGTGGTATGGCTTTAGTAGGTGAGCGTGGACCGGAGTTAGTAAGCTTACCTAGAGGAAGTCAAGTGATACCTTCAGCTCAAACATCAAATATGTTGGGAGGTATGCCTGCAGCAGTTGAGATTTATGGCATTTTAAGAGGTCAAGATATTTATTTTAGTAATAAAAAATATAGTGCTACTTATGCACGTACAACATAATGGGATTAAAATATACTGGCTCATTTGATTCAATTAGAAGTAATAGTAGATATTTAGTAAACATCTATCAAGATAGTTATACTGGTGATCCTATAACTGTTATCTTAGCTGCTACACCTGCAGTTCAAGAGTGGCAGGAAGATGATCCATTGGCACCAATAAAAGGAAGTACACTTACAATAAATCTAACTACATCTAATGGCTTATCTTTATTAGATTTTTATTCAGATAATGACAATGAGTATAGAGTTAGATTGATTGGTGATGATGTAAGTGGCTCACAGACAGTTTTATTTGATGGGTTCATTCAGCAAGATGATTGTAGTGAGATACAAGTAGATTTTATTCATACAATCACACTAACGGCAACAGATAACTTAGGAACAATAAAAGATATTACATTAGACAGAGCAGCTGAGTTATTTGGTGATGAAATTACTCTTACAGATGTAGGATGTGTATTTAATCCAGCTGGACCATATATTGTCATTAATTTACCAACTTGGGATGTGCAACCAGGTCAAGTATTTACTATAAATGGTACACCATTTACAATGGTTACCAATTTAGGAGAAATAGATATTGTTTATAATGGTTGGTGTATTCAAATAGTAGAGGAAGTGCCTGCACTTGTTATTGGATCATTTGATATAACTTATAAAGAGATAGTTTCTTTAGATGGTTATATACCATTAATTACTTTTATTAAATTATGTTTAAGGGCGACTTATGTTGATAATTTAAAGCTAAATGTTATTAATCATATTGCACCAACAAATGGAGAAATATTTTTAGATACAGGCGAAACTAGGATATTTGAAGATGTTACATTATTAGGAAATACATTTTTAAAGGGAAATGAATATATGAGCTGTTATGATGTTTTAGAGGCAATTATGAAGCGTTTTAACATGTCATGTTTTCAATCATTAAATGCATGGTGGATAGTGCGTTATCCTGATTTATTTTTAGATTATCAAACAGGTGAGACATTAGTAGATTATTATTCTTATTCAGCTTTTACTTTTGAATATTTAGATAAGTTTACAATTAAC